GCCGGTTGGGGGATGTACATGGACAGCATCTTAAGGCCATATTCTGTCGTATGCTTTCCATCGATTGTCAGTCCAAACTTTCCCATCAATCACGTCCTCCTCCCGTTAATTTTCCCGATTTCATCATTCACATAAGGCGCAATAACCTTTCCTACTGGTCTGCCGTCCATCGAAACCGTCATACCGTCTACGGACTGCCTGAACACTGCGCCCATCTGCTCATAGTCGATGGTTTCTCCACTTACAGTTGATGACGCCGCTCCGCCGGTCAACGCCCCCGCCGTATTTCGTACCGCATCCCCTGGCTGTGTAACGGCTGCTCCTGCAAACAGCTCCGGTCGGATCACGCCAGCATCCATCGAATCTTTCAGCGTCTCATACGGGTTGTAATCAGCCAGTGGTGCATCCATGCCCTCTACGCACATCTCACCGAGCCACTTAAACTTTTTCGACGGTGAGTGAATTTCAAGTGCATCTTTCGCACCTTGGAACAAGCTGTTTGCCAGGTTTTTAACCTGCCCCGTCAACCAATCCCATCCACCACTGATGCCTGTCCAGATACCATCAACGATATGCTTACCGATTTCACTCATCCTTGATGGCAGATCTTTCAGAGCTGCTACAATGTTGTCAAAGAACCCCTTTCCTGCATCTGATGCCCTTTCCCGCATTTTGGCGGCGAACGATAAAATCCGACCAATCACTTTTCCAAGTAATGTCGCTATCCGTTCTGGCAACTGGCTGAAAAATGTCACGATTGAATCACGGAAATTTGTTCCGGTCTCAACCGCTTTCGCAACCATATTACTTGCCCATACCGCAAGATCTGCAAGAATCTTTCCAAAAAACGCCGCGATCTTTTCCGGGAGTTCAGAAAAAAATGTCACAATCGTTTCGGCAAATTCCGGTATTGCGGTTGTCGCCCAGTTTATCAGATCCTGTCCCCACAAAATGAGAGAGGTGAGAATAAACCCGAGCCAATACATGATCGTTTCCGGAAGTTCCGACACCCACTGAACAACCCTATCAACTATGTTAGTCACTGCTTCGGATACAACCGCAAGTGCATTATTCCCACATTCCGTTAATCTACTTGGCAGTTCTTCAAACCACGCAACTATTTTTCCAATAAGTTCCGGCACCACTTCGGAAAAGAAAGTCTCTACTATTTTCCATGCCTGCGCTATTCCATCTGTAATGAAAGAGATGACCTTTTGACCAATGTCTATCCAGTCGAAAGCAGACAATGTTGTAGAAACCGCTTCAAATATCTGTGGTAATGCTGCAATCAAATCTGGTATACTCGATAAAATACCCGTTATTAACTGCCAAATTAGTTCTGCTCCCCTTTGTACTATCAGAGGGAAATTTTTTATTAGGACTCCAGATATTGTAATAATTATCTGTGGAATTTTCTGTATAAGAACTGGTAATGCTTTAGTTATTCCATCTACAAGCTTACTAAGCATGTCAAAGCCCCAGTTTATAATATCTGGTGCTCTTTCTGTTAGCGTATCTCCAAGTCCTTGTACAAAATCAAGAAACTTTGCAAGCGCATCTGGTAGTTTCTCTGAAAATCCCTTTATTAAATTTTCAAGAAGCTCTGCACCGATATCGATTATTTGCGGCAGCAAAGTAGTGCCTAAGCTACCAAACCCCTCAATAATGCTATTGCATATTTCTCCGATTGCTTTTAATATCTGTGGCAGATTATCAATAATCCCCTGCGCAAGTGCTCCAATCAGCTGCACCGCGAAATCAATCATCTGCGGAGCAATATCAACCGCCATGCCGATCAGATCCGGAAGCGCCGCGGACACCGAATCAAGCAACGCCTGTGTCCCATCGAGAATGGACGGTAACAATTCTTGCAAAATTCCCGGCAGATATCCGGATAAATTTGTTGCAATCTGTGACAGACCATCTACCAACCGCGGTGTTGTCTCTACAATGCGCGGTATAAGATTGTCTGCGGCGGTCAACGCCGAATCAATCAGATTGTTTAGCAAAGTATCGAAGTCCTGATCTGGATCTGCCATACCCGTCAGAAAGTTTTCCCATGCCGCCCCGAGCGATGCTATACTGCCCTGGATTGTAGTGGACGCTTCCTTTGCGGTCGTTCCGGTTATATCAAGATTTTCCTGTACAACGTGGATCGCATCCACAATATCAGCAAAACTATCAATACTGTAGCTGGTCGCAATCCCCTGCTGTGCATTGATCTCATTGGCTGTCGCAATCAGGCGCTCCATCTCTTCCTTGGTGCCGCCATACCCAAGTTTGAGGTTGTCAAGCATGGTGTAGTTCTGCTTTGCAAAGCCCTGATATGCATTCTGGATATCACGCATATTTGTGCCCATTTTATTGGCATTATCCGCCATATCCGTGATTGCTCTATCTGCTTTTGTGGCTGCAGCCGCCGTATCTCCATCAAGACTCTGTAAAAGCGACGCCGAAAAGCTCGTGACGGTGTCCATATAAGCATTAGCGGAAAGCCCCGCCGTCTTATATGCTATATTGGCATATTCTAGCACCGTGCTTTCGGATTCCTTGAACAGGGTCTCCACACCACCGACAAGCTGCTCATAGTCAGCATATGCCTTTACTGACTGCGTCGTTGCCGCAGTCAGTCCGGCCGCCATCGCGCCGGTTATAGCAGTAACCGCTTTCGTGGACACGCTAAAAGCACTCGTAGCCGTCTTTTTGACCGTATCAAGCCCTGTTGTAAATCCTTTTGTATCTAACGCTGTCTCAAATAGCAGCTTGCCATCTGACATAATCCTCACCACCTGTCACGGGTGGCTCTGGATCGTGTCTCTGGCTCTTATGCCCTACTCAAAATACGCTTCAAAATTCTGCACGGTTTGCACGTCCGCCGCCGACATTTTAACCGGAAGCGCCCACATTTCGCGCAATCTCTTATACTCCTTGTCGTCACCGTTATAACAGCGATATCCGATAATCTCATGTAACTTTGTCGCACTGCTAAGTCCATTAAGCAAAGCCCGGAACTTATGCCAGTGCATCCCTGTTTCTGTCAGATCGATGCCGTACTGTTGCAAAAATGCACTGTAAATATAATCCGCATCGATCCGGTAATCTAATACCCTGCTTCCATCTCCGCCGCCGCTCTTCGGCACAGTAGCAGACGGATACGCAAAGCCGATGATTGCCTGCATATCCTCTGCCGTGCTGATGTGTGGGATCTCGTCGGCAAACAAATAACTCACGTTAAGGCTCTGCTTCTGGTTCCACATTTCAAACTCGTCGCAAAACCGCATCCACGGCCGGAAATCTGTCTCGATCAAAAAAGGCTCACCGCCGATGGTCACGGTGTCCGGCAAGCCTTTCGTTATCAGATCAATCATTTCTTCATCGCCATGACGCGCTGGATGGATTCTGCATTCTTCGCCAGAGATCCGATTTCCGCCAGTGCCTTTCTGGTATCAGCATCAAGCTCCGGTTTGTTCGCTTCTCTTACAGGGCGATCATACTCGCGCGTGATGCGGATGTACAAAATGTTCAGCTCGTTCAGATCCATTTCGTCCGGATCGGTGGTGCCAAGCGCTTTTGCGACGTTTTCCTCTCCAAGCACATCCGCCACGAATCCATACAGGGCATCTACGCGATCATCCACCGGACTTTCCGGGTTCGCGATCTTCTCATTCACTTCATCGATCTTTTTCTTCATCCCACGGGTAAAGACCGGGAGAATGTATGTTGCTCCATTGTGTTTTACTGCATACTGCATAATCTACCTCCTTAAGCTGTTTTTGCTGATTTTGCTGTTGATTCCGCTGCCTGCGTTTCAGCAGTTTTCTCAGCGAAAGAAATAGCATCGCCGGATTTTGTTGCGGTTCCCTTTGCCACTTCTCCGCCGAACAGTACCTGGAAGTCCAGCTTGCTGTCTACGGCGTTGAGATCCTGCACGGAAAGCACGGCATCCGTCTTCCATGCCAAATAGCCGCCACCTTCCGCCGGTTCCTGCATGAACACCACCATACATTCCACGTGCGCATCTGATCCGGTGCGCATCTCGTAGAAATACGGCCAGATCATCTCATAATCTTTCTCACCCTTGTACATCGTGAGATCTTCGTCAATGCTCGGCTTGTACCGCTTTAACTCCGTTGTCGGAACCTCGTCCGCGATATAATCATAATCTTCCGTCTCCGGGTTCATGGCCAGCGTAAGCTGTGTCGCTTTCTTGACCCGCACCCAGTCCGGCTTCTCGGATGTTCCGCCATTCAGAAACAGCCCGATCAAATGCTTTCTTACCATTCGTCTTCTACCTCTCTTTCCCTTGTATACGTTATCTTAAGTGTTACCTGGTACAGCACTGTGTTGTTTTCTTTTGCTTCAAACATATACGGCGTGCCAGCCAGTTCGATGTCTTCACAGGTACTGTGGTTATCCAGCTTCGGCAGTTTCTTTGTGTACTGGCAATCGTCCACCCAGTACGCAAAATTTTCCAACCACTCGTCATTGTCCTCCCTGTCACAGTTTTCCTGCCCATCTCTCACCACGAACAGCTGATACCACTCTGTGATCTGATAAGATGATTCCAGAAAATCGGTTCGCTCTCTGGTCGGAGACTTAAATATACCAAGACTATCCGTACCCTCGCCGACCTGGTCTGTATCTACCCTTACAGCACGCATATCGTAGCCCTTAAGCCACTCCGTAATTGCTTTACTTACTGTCATACTATTTCGCTCCTGTCATGCGCTTTACGCCGCGCAGAATAGCATCTTTCCCGCCGTCCTGCTTCATGCGTTCAAACCAATAGGTGCCACGTTTTGGTGCCCCCTGGAACTGAGCGTCACGGTAATACCAACACCTTGCATAAGGTGTATCATAAATTACCTCGCCGCTCCCGATCCTGGTGTTTCGTTCACCACTTCGGTTCAATTCCCCCGTATCAAACGGGATATAATCCGCGCAAAAATCCAGCACAGCATTATCAACATACCGCTGAACCCTTCCCCCACTGTCAATACCGCGTCGCCGCATGATTTCCGCTTTGTCCATATGCATCGATTTCAGCGTAAAGGTAAATGGCTCTCCCATTACTTACACACCACCTTTATATGTTTCAGACGGGGCTTGTTCCGGTTGTCGGACACCTCTGCAACTGTCACACAGTCATAATCTGCTCGGAGATGCTTGATCCGGTACTCATCCGTGATCTCGGCAGCAACCTCGCCCCGCACAATTACGTCCAGATTTCCGGCATCATCCAGCGTCCAGTAGTTCTCTGTATCCGACAGTTTTCGGAATTCATGCTTCGGAAGGTATTTTCTCTCACACACCGCCGATCCCGGGATCGTGATATTCACCGTCGCCGCGAGATTCACTTTTCCATCCGCAGTCACGGTTTTTACCGTCTTTCCGGTTACCATCACACCTTTAACCACTGTTCGCTGATACCGGTCATCCGGCAGATGGTTGTAAACCGTGACGGTATCCGTAAATATCCCCATCATAAGCACCCCATCAGCCCGGTACCGGAAAGCCACTGGAAGCATACACTGCGGAGCTCCGCGTCTGCCTGCTCCTTTGTCACGTTTGAGTAACTTTCAGAATACCCATCATTGCTGACCGACGCTATGCCAGATCCGGCGCCCACGCTGTTCTGATCCGCCATAGCATTGATTAAGTTCGCAACCGCCGCTTTCACCTGCTCAAGCTTATAGCCTGTGGCTGTCTGTGCGCGGAAATGTGTTAAAACATCCACTTTTGCTTCTGCTCCGGCAAGCGCCGCATCGAATTCTTCCTTTGTCAGCTTCGGAAAATGGGAGCTGTAATACTCCCAATCAATATAATGATCCAATTACAACTCCCACCTTTCCTATTTCTCTGCCTTTAAGGCTTCGTTCTCCGCCTTAAGCTGCTCATTCTCTGCCTTTAAGGCTTCGTTCTCCGCCTTAAGCTCTTTCAGTTCCTTTTTCAGCTTTGTATCTGCCCTTTTATCAGCAGGCTTCTCCGCTCCTACTCCTACCAATCTCATGCGCTCACCTCCTACGCCTTGCTGTTGAGGTAGATACCGGCGCGCTTGTTTGCGTAGGCTTCTACCAGACCATACTTGCGGTACTTGATAATGTCCGCATCTGCATCCGGGTTCGCTTCCGCCGGAATAATATTGCTTGCAATATGCTTATCGAACTTGATGACTGCAGGCTTATGGATAATCATGAAGTTGATATCTGCCGCAGATGTCGCCTTTTTGTAGTGTCCCAGTTCCTCGCCTGGGCTCTTACCGTCAAGCATTTCGATTGCAGTGTAAAATCTCGCCTGCGGAACTGCTTTCTTCACCGCGAACTTTCCGAGAATTTCGCGTGACTTTGTTGTATCCAAAGCCATCACGCTGTTAAGCAAGGTTGCTGTTGCATATAAAATACGCTGTTCCTGCGGCACCTCATCCTCGTCCATTTTGCTCCACGCTGTCAGCAGTGCATCCAGAAACTGGGATGCATCTGCAATCGTACCAGTTGCCTTGGAAATACCGTCGAGCGCTGCCAGTGTTGCAAAAGCAAACGCATCCGCTTCCGGTGCTGCTTTTTCACGCATCAGTGTGGCTCCCGCCATACCAAATGCAAGGTTACGGGATTCCTCGTTATCCATGACGTCTACAGAAATCCTTGTACCACGGTCATAATTGAATGTTGCTGTTTTCCACTTAAGATCTACTGCGCCAGTGGTGTATCCACTATTTCGGTCGTAATCGCCAAGTCCGCTTACACTGATCTGCGGATAAACGATCTCGTTTGCATTCGCGCCAGCCTTCGACATTGTCGGATCAGACGTCAGATCCGATGTTACCGATGCCAGGCGATACGCCTCATCGAGGTAGTTAATGTAATTTTTTGCTAAAGCAATTGTGTTCGGCATTGTCTTTCCTCCTTATTTCTGTTCTGTGTTCGGTGTTGGCGGAAGTCCCATAACCGCACGCATTCTTGCGTCCGCGGCATCTACCCCGCCACCAAATACGGCTCCGATAATGTTCCCCTGCTTCTGCACCTGCGGCTCTGCCTCACCAAAAAGCATCTTGCTGTCCTCGGCTTCTGACAATTCTTTCAGTGCCGCCGTGATATCCTCTTTCTGGTTTTTTGACTTTTTCAGCGTGTCCACGTCCAGCAATGCCGTGATCGCTTTCACATTTCTGCCTTTCGCCGCCGTAATACCTTCCCTAAGAGAATCGGAAAAATCACGATCCGCCAGTTTTCCCTGGTAATCCGTCTCGATCTTTTTCTTTTCCTTCTCCAGATCTGTGATCTGCTGCTTCAATGCAGACACATCCGCATCTCCAAAGTCTTCCAACTTTTTCTTCAGTTTTTCAGTCGCCGCATCACTCGCCTTGATTTTCTCATTGGCGACAGCCAGCTTTTCAGTCTGGTTGTTGTAGTCAGTCACAGTCTTATAGTTTTCCAGAACGGCTTTTTCAAAGTCTTTCTGTTTGTCAGCCGGAACTTCCAAGCCATATTCCTTCATGATTTCAAAAATGTTCTTCATGCATCCTCCTAAAATGATTTGTGAATCGCATTTTCTGCGATAAGGATTGTAAACGCAAAAAAGAGCCGGACAACGAATCTCTAACTTCTTAGAAACTCATTATTCGGCTCTTAGGCGCTATTGTTATTAAGCTTTCCTGCTTGCATCTCTTGCAATACACCGGGAAACGCTCTGCTTTTGTGTCATCCCTCACTCTGTAAGCTTTGGGATTACCACATATCGGGCAACTCTGCCACGAATAGGTGTGCTTCACTTTCTCACCCCACCGTATAGTATAGCACACACGTTCTATTTAGTCAAAATATTTCTACAGGAAACAGCTTTTGCGCTATTCCATGCAGCCGCTCCATCTGGTTCTACAGTGCTAAACACATACGGTTCGTCTCCATTTTTGGGGATGCACACATTAGCAACCCCATAACAAGCAGACTTGCATTGCGGAACAAATAACCAACTATCTGCGTTTTCTCTTATTTCATGAACGCCAACGTAATCATTATCCAGGAAAAAACCATTTGCAATTTTATATGCTTTTTCTAAATCAACCATAAAATCACTCCTTTTCACATGCGTTTACTCCACGGCTTGAAATGATGGCATTATCCGTTCTAAAATATATCACTTCTTTATTCTTAATATCCAACCCATTTATATTGTACATCATACCTGTTTGAGGGTCAACAAATTCCACTTTCTGATCTTTGAAATATGCTGAAAAAGCATGCCCATCACCCGTCTCCCTGTCTTTTTCACAAACACATATTCTGGCGTTTTCTCCCCACTCTTTCATTTTTTCTGTAACTTCTGCAACAATGTCATCCTTAACCTCTATTTTTTCTGCATTTTCCCATGCAATCAAAGGATCATTTCTCAACTTAGAATTTGCCTTTCCTGCAATTACATTATATCCCCGGCATCTCATTTCATACGCGATTGTCGAATTAACACAATTCGTATGATACAACACCTCATTTTTATCATATAACCTCGGGATTTTTACATATTTAGGGTTCGCACCTTTTAATGCAGCATCAGCATCTTTTACTGTTTTATTCCAACTTTTGGGAATCGTTGCAGTATAACCACTGTACTGATCTGAAATCCATTTCATGGTTTTTGTCTTGCTTAGGTCACTGCTCCCCGTCTGTACTCTGAGCCGTTCCGTTTTCGGTCTGATATCCACATCCGAACTAAATCGCTTATAGTCCGCCGTCTGCTTCCGAAGCTTGCTTTGCAGCTCCTTTGCGTCTCCGCCAAGCGCTCTCTGTGCTTCAATCTCCCTCTTGGTTGCTCTGATCTGACGTTCCATCTGCCGCTGCCGTTGTGTTGCGTGGTAATAGTCATAATCTCTGCCATTTACCGTGACAGGCGCAGGCTCCGGATCCCATTGGTTCGGTTCTGATATCCCCTCGAAAAATACATAGAAGCTATGACGGCAGTTATACCCACACAGTCCAAGCGGATCAGACGGATATCCGGTAGCATCCTCCAGATTGCGGATAGGATAACCAAGCCGCCTTGATTCCGCCCTGTGACCGCTCCGATCTGTCGTGTATACTTTGCCCTGCCAGTAAGCATGATCGCTGTGACCGCAGGACCCGTCCGACCGCGCACCCCAGTGTTGCGACACTTCCACAAGTCTTTCTCCCGTCGAGTCCATATTCAGCATGGTTACTTTCCCGGCAAGCTGACCGGATGCCGTGCGGATACAATTTCTGACCGCAGTATCAAGTTGCATGCTCCTGCCGCTCTTATAGTCGATCGTCCGCAGTCCGCTCTGTGCCAGTTCCCGCACACAGTCATTGACCACCTGCTGCCACGAATACGCTCCGCTGGTCAGCTTAATCAACCCAAGGTCAAGCTGATGCTGATATACATTTTCAAGGGCTGTAAATCCGATATTCTTAAAGCCGAGAGATTTCGTTAGATTCTTGAGTTCGCCGTTCGTTTGCACTGCCATAGCATCTACAAGCTGATGGAACCCGGATGGCTGGGACAGACTTTTTCCCGCCTGCTCCCACATAGACAGATCCGCATTAAAAGCCATATTTCCGGCATCCGCCACAATGTCATTCCCCTGCTCCTTAGCTTCCGCCACAACTCTGGAGATCTCGCTTGCCACATACTGTTTATACTCTTTGGTATGCTCTGCCACTGCCATCTGATACTCTTTGTCAGCACGCAGGACTTTCATGACCTCGCGCTGAATCCTTGCCGGAGAATACCCCTGTTCCATCAATGCCCTTGCCATCAGCTCGGCTGTCTCCGTATACCGCCCGGTCTTTTTTACCCGGCGTGCAATATCCGCGATCACATCCTGCTCCAGTTCTTGATATAGTGGTACAAGCCTGTTCCCGAGCAATTCCAGCTGTTCGTCTGTCAATGCCATGCCTTAATCCTCCGTTTCATCATCTGTGTCCGGATCTGCCTGTCCCTCCTGGTAATATTTCGTAGCTTCTTTCTCTGAAAGCTGATAGCGATCCATCAGATACCAGATGGTCAGCATCGGGATCTCCCGGAATGACAATGCATCCGCACGCTTGCTCTCAAGTTCGCTCTGGCGGTCGGTTACATACGAATCATCAAAATCCACCGTGATCTCCTCATCCAAGTCCCAATTTGTTTCCTGGAACGTATTGGAGAACCACAGCACTGCCTTGCAAATATCCCTGACATAGTTCTCCGCTTCGGTGCGCTGTTTGTTTAACTCCTGCATGGCATCCTGCCGCTCCCCGGCGTACTCCGTTGCGGTCTTGATCTGCCCATTTTCAAAGCTATATTTCTTCGTCCCATAACCGAACATGGACGAAAGCAGAGACAGACACAGCTCAAAGGACTTTGTGATGGAATCCACTCTGATTTCCGGATTGATCTCCTGTACCAGTTCTTTCTGGTCTGGAAGTTTTTCACCTCCCAGCAGAACAAACGTTTTCTTAACCTGCTCATTAGGAGTGATGGGATTCCCGGCCTCGTCAAATTTGCACAACAGTTCGTTGACCAGTACCAGCTTGTCTGCCTTGTCCAAATCCCCGAACAGCACATTAAAGCACAGATCCACAGCTTTAAGGATTCCGATTGCCCCGTAGACCTTCGGATATCCATATCCCATCATGTGATCGATATTATTGACCTCGGCATTCCGCAGGACAGCGAACGGCTTTACACTGCCAAGCTGCACCACCGTGGTCACATCAGGAAGTAGCGTGCCATATTCATCAAAAACATTCGTTTCCGAAACATAGTTGCCATGCTCGTCCTTCACAAAGTCAACAACTGTCGTCCTCACTTTTCCGCCAACCAGTCCCGTTCCCGCAACCGCGGCTTCCGTCACCTCATCATTTTCAACTGTGAGTGGGATAAAATTTTCCGCAGACACATAATTCAGCCGGATGTTTCCACCGCGCACCGTATTGTCGGACATAATATCCGCATTGTCCAGCCGCACATAGCAAGCCGCCGTTCCTTTGGCTGATACACTCTCAATCTGCTTACGGAACATAGGGAGAAAGCGATTCTGTGCCAGAATATCCACCAGATACTCATGTTGCTCTTTGTTGTTCCCTCCGTTTACCTCTGCTATTTCGCATAAATTTGCATCGTCCGCGCAGCATCTTTTTGCAAATCCCATCCGGTTCAGCTGATACGGAGTACCGTGCACCGTGGTACGCTCGTGGAAATCTTCAATCACACGATTTGCGTACCAGTTATCACATTCCTTAATCACTGCCTGCGCTTTGCTGTTCACATTGTAGCCCTTTCCCTTTAAATATGTTTCCACAAAATTTTCCATAATCCACACTCCTATCTATCCAGGTCAACACATTCAATAAAATCCAAAATTGTATAATTTTCCGCGTCCCACCAGTCGTTACAGTTTCCGATATTCTTATCCTCCGGTCTGTCTGGGTGATCCGGATCCCATTTCAACTTCCCGATTGCGCTCCGAAGCTTTGAGCACTTCCGGTTCACCTTCCATCTGCCAGTATTCATCAGCATATCGTATGTCCTTGGTCTGTCTGATACTTCATTTTTCCGACATCCTTTAATATGTCGGTATGGCAGTCCTTCTTTTCTCGCAGCACTCCGCAGACTGTTTATCATCGTGGTGCTGGCACTGTCCGGGAATACCCAGTCAATAAAACCATATTTTTCCATGCAGTATTTATAAAACTTTATGAACTTACTGCATATCGCCTCTGCGTCAATGTACGGTGACAGTTCCAGGTTTGCTTCCTCCGCTGTCCTCAGATCATGATATCCGTGGAAGTAAAGCTTCAGCACAAAGGTTGTCATTGATCCGTTTCCACCAAAGTCAACGCCCATTGTGATTTTGGATGGTCTGTGTATCAATTTCCCTTTTATGTCCCTGGCAAACAAGGGATCCGTATCCTCATCATACAGATATGGCTCGTTGTCCTCCGCGAACTTACGGAAGATAATTCCCTCTGCAACAGCGCGTTCGCCTTTAATATCTCGCCTGTACCACACTGTACCTTTCTGATAGGTGCTTAACACTTTCCGGATCTGCTCGTCTGTCATGCTCATGTTATCCGCCAAAGTGAAATGTCCGTAGTTATATCCATAATCAGGATTCTTTTCCTGCCGTTCCTCGTGGAATTTAAGGATCTCCGTGTAATACCAGTGTTCTTCCTCTTTCGGGTTGAGGTCGTGAAATATCTTACGGTCGGAACTGGAAAGTGTTCGGTCGAATACCTCTTTCAGAAACTTCGGATGGCACTCGTTTGCTTCGGTCACATACGCCATCCCGTAGGTATTACCCTTTATCAGCTTCTCATCTCCATCCTTACCGCCGCCGGATACAAGTACAACTTTTTCGCCCGTTTTCGTCTGTACATATACACAATCACGATCCTTATATTTTCCTTCCCGGCATCTACCTTCAAAGTAATTCAGCAAACCATATCCGTCACAATCTAATATATTTAATTTTGCCGTTGCATTCGATACACCAGCCACCAGATGAATTTTGTTCTTATGTGTTTCCAGAAGCGAACAGAAGATCAGTGTTGCAAGTACGTTCTTTCCCCCTCGTTTACCGCCCTCCGCCACGTTGAGCCAGCTATCAAAACACCGCAGGAAATATTCATACTGTCTCTGACTGAGTGGTGCCGGTTTATTCATGATCCTGCACCTCCTCAAAATCATCTATACTCCGGTTTGCGACCGGGTGCCGCAGAATATCCGTAATGGTTTGCATATTTTCAAGGATCTGCTCTGCCGAGTCATCCTTGACCTCTGCGCGCTTTTTATCAAATTCAGCCTTGTATTTATCATCTGGGTGCATGAGGAAATATTTTGTCAGCCAGTCATACGCCTTTTGCTTATCTGCCAGTTTAAGAGACACACCGTCTTTCCCCTGCTTTACTTCTTGTATAATTTGGGTGTCTACTTTGTACGATTCATTCAGCTTGACAGAATTGACTTCTTTTTTCAGTGTCTCCCCCGTCTCAGAATCCTTTACTGGTCCAAAGGCGCCCATGACATCTACCTTTTCCCTGCCAAACGACAGATAATCGCCAATATCCGCAAAGGCTATTCGCATCTGAATCTCCACAAAATCTTCCTCCGTGGCTATGATCTGCTGGCGCTTGATTTCTTTCAGACGCTCGATTTCCTGCCGCACCTTAACATTCCTTAACAATTCACTTCCTCGCACCATCGCGCTTTCATACTTGCATCCATATGCTTTCTGGTAACTCTGCGCCGCATTAAATGTCCTGCTATAATATATGCAAAACATCTGCTGCTCCGGCGTGAGATCATCGTTCTGCAACGTCTCCCTCGTGCCATCATCTATTGCTGTTTCACTTCTGTTTTTTTCCTTTGAAACGTTGCGTTTCGTTTCACTCTTTTTTTGAAACGTTTCACTTTCGTTATCATCCCACCGATAGCGATTCTTCCATGTACGGATCGTAGCCGCGGAGCAATTCAGCTGGTCAGCAATGTCTACCAGCTTCATGCCGCCCTTATACAATTCATGTGCTTTATCCGCCAATGGATTTTTCTTTGCTGCCAACTTCTCACTTCCTCTCTGCAAAATAAAAAAGAGCCGAATACACGAAACTTATCATAGTCTCATATATTCGGCTCTATGGCGCTATTTTTATGGAGCACTACAGTCTAGCATTTTGCCAGCATTCCGTCAATTACACCTTTTGAACAATGCTCCCATGTAGGATGGCACAACTCACCATCTTCTAATTCAAATTTAACTATGGCATATTCCCCTAGCTCTTCGTAGCATTCTACCCATATCATTTCTGCTTTATCTATTCCAAATTTTTCAGAAATTTCATTCGCTAGATTTTCTGCCCAATTTGTAATGCTTGTTCCGTGATTGTCCTCAAGTTCCTTGGCGATAACAATATTTCCCTCAATCTCTATATCACACTTACTATCACACCCACGCAAACCGTTATATCTATACAACATTTATGATTCCCCCTCCCCTTCTAAAAATAAATTATACTATTTTGTTCTTCGATATTCAATTAAATATTCAGCAAATTCTATCCCTCCACCTTCACTCTAATGTAATTTTTATCCCTTCACCCTTGAAAACTAGCTGTCCTGTTTCATCTGCATAAATCGCTTCATACGCGCCGCCCTTGTCAGCAACGCTCACGGCATCCTCTCGGCTTATTAAAATTTCTTCGCCTTTTTTAACTGTAATTTTCATGATTTTCCTCCTTAATCAATCGCTTTCATCTGCTTTTCATCGTACAGCTCGCCACAGAATGGACACCGTGACAATAATACTGGCATCTTCCGTTCTCTCTTCTTTCCTTTTTCCTTTACCACAAATTCCAGATACGCTTTCCCAGACAAAAGATCTGTCGGCGCTTCCACGCTTTCGTATCTTCCTGTTTTCTGAATTTTCTCAATTGCTTCATTCATGCAATTACACATTGTCTCCTTCCTTCCCGCCCCGCCGCATTACTGCTGGCGAAGCTATAGCTGTTTGACCTCATGTAAACCGGAGCTGTCCGGCCTGCTACTCTACATAAAGTCAAATAAATTCGTTTGCGCTTCATGCTGTTTCAAGCGTTTCTTTGACAAATCATAATAATATTTGTCCTTTTCAAATCCCACGTATTGCAATCCGGCATCATGCGCAGCCATAAGGCTGCTTGCACTTCCTACGTGTGTATCAAGAAATTTCATACCGCGCTCTGCATATCTGCTAAATATCCAATCGTATAATGCTTTTGGCTTCTGTGTAGCGTGCAATCTATCTTTTTCATTTGACATTCCTACCCATTCTTTAGCAGTTCCGTCAAGATTAGTCCAAGCATACTCGCACATTGAAAAACTTACATTTTCTGATATTTGTGGTTTTCTCCAGACAAGAAAACATTTTGTTGGTGGAAGATAAAAGTAGTTACCCCCCCAAATAATTTGCTTCTTACTTACTCTGAACAGTTCGTCAAAGTACTTTTCATCCGGTATTTCGCTATCCCAATATGCTTTTGGATAAGCAGACTTCTTGTCTCCTTTTCGTCTTCCTATGTTGCAGTTAATATTTATTCCATATGGAGGATCTACAACGGCAATATCGAAATACTTATCTGGGAATTCCTTCATACCATCCATACAATCCATGTTGTAATAACCGAAATCCATCATGGCATCACCTCCGGAAAGTCTTCAAATCCCATCTGTTCATCTTTTCAAAGACAAGCATTTCTCCCTTGGCTCTCTGATAAAAATTGCGATCAATTTCAAATCCGAAAGCATTTCTCCCTATCTCAGCTGCCGCGCGCAATGTACTACCGCTTCCGCAACACGGATCAATAACCACGTCGCCCGGGTCCGTAAAAATCTCAATCAGTTTTTTCAGTACCACAACCGGTTTCTGCGCTGGATGTATCTTCGGAATGTCCTTTCCGTCCTTTTCCCAGGTAAACCGGTTGAAGATCATATGCCCCGTACCTCTGATGGTTTTCCCATCTTCATCAAATTTTGCCCCATTTCTGAACTTTGGCAACTTGTCCCGATACAGTACCAGAGCATACTCTGTAGCTCCTACAACACGCATATTTGCTTTAAGAACCTGCGGGCTGTAATTTTTTACAAATACAAGCGGTATGTAATGCTCAAATCCATGCTTCTTTGCCGCCGCAATCAATGTCTGCATCTGCTCAAAGGCGCAGAACACGATCATGCACGGCGCGTCAGAACTTCGCCCTCTAGTTCCGGCTTTCTTCGGTTCTTTCTTAAGCATCTTGCTGCAGAAATGGAAATATTCATACAGGTTGAAGTTAAAATCTGAATTGAACGCCGCTTTACCCACAAGCTTACTCTCTCCGTTTTTATTGTCTCCACCGTTGTACCACATCGGATTGCTGCCGTAGAAATTCTTCCCTACGTTGTAAGGCACATCGGCAATAATAAGCTGTGCAGGAGGTATTGCATATTTTTTGTAATTCTGCATTGAATCTCTATAAATCTCACATTTTGTTTTCATTTTCTTTTCAGGAACCCGGCGCGCCTTTTATCCGGATAGGTCCCGGCTCCTTTCTTTAATCTTACTGCTGTGCTAAATAACACATTATTCCGCAATCTGGGAATATTTCGGTGTTTAAATCTCCCCGGTTTGGATCCAGTTCATCCAGATATATAGGACCATTTTTGTCTTTTAGCATAGAGTGTCCAACAGCTCGTTCTAATTTCGCCCGACTCTCGAATACATCCGGGAAATCTTTTCTAATTCGGTTCCAATATCCCATACCGCCTTTGACACATCCGATGCAATTATTATTCGGATAGCCGAGTTCGTACATCAAAGGTCGGGCAAAATCAAAAGTCCGTTCAAATAATCCATGTACCTCTTCTTTTGAGAGGTTTCTTTCAATGAGAGGAAATTCGTGTGCAGCCTGGGGATTAGCTTCAACGGTCCTTTCGGCGCGGTCTTTTTCTGCAAGATCGAAGCCCCAAACATACGTCAGCTCACAATCCCTGTGCTGTTCCTCCCACTCTTTTCTAACTCTCTTTTTCAACCAATTTGTACAGGGAGCAAAGCCGTTTGCTGGATTTCTAAATCCACCAAACGTTCTCACGCAATCTTCCACACATCTGTACTCACTTGATCGCAGTATTTCGATCTTTTTGCCAATAGTTTTTTCACAATCTTTAATAAACCGAATACTGTCCACATGCTGATCGGCAATATCAATGTAGATCCATTTGTCTACATCTCCGGCGAGGTATCCCGCCATAAAACTTGATATTCCTGCACTGATCCAACATACCTTTAGTTTTTTCTTCATAACACCACGCTACAAATCCATGTATCGTGGATAAGGAATATAGGCTTCCCATGCTGACGGTCTGAAACTCACATAAGTCAAATATGCTATATGTGCGCTACTTCAAATTCCATCTTATCGAATCATCAACGCTACTATTATTCCCTTTATGCAAAATCTTTGACACCTTTAAGTTGCAACCTCGGTTTACCGAGGATTCGTTATTCCTTTCTCTCTAAAATTTCATCTAAGCATCCGTTCCAGCCTGCATCGAATCTTCCATTGTCGCAATGCTCTGGATGATCTGATCTCTCCGGCAGTTCCCTGAGCGGACACCAATCTGGTCTCCATGTTTTTTCGTTCTTCGGATTATATTCTTCCTGTCCGTTCGTTGGTCTGGCAAGGCAAAGTGCAAGCCCGCCTTTCTGCGGAATTGTAAGCAACAAAGGACATTTAGTACATCGTTCCGGCATATCTATTACTAATACGGCTTTAGCCATCTACACCACCACCTTTCACAATCTCGATTGCCTTTTCATAGGCTATAAGCATTCCTAATTCCTTTGGTTTATCATTTACAATATCATCAAGTACCCTATTTACTGGTACAAGGCTTTTCAGCTTTTCCAACTGCTCCACAACCTTGTCCGGATCGCAGGCGGTAGGCTGTTCACTGATAATTCTTAAAACTTTATCTTTTGCAGCGGTAGGGAATATATCTTTGCCATCCAATACAATTTTTAATGACTTTATTTCTTCCACCAGGTCATCCTCGTCAATCAATCTTCCCATCGTTCGCCCTCCTGTTCCATTCTTTAATTACCATATTCAAATCACGACCGCTTGGATAAGATACAACAGGAACTGGGCAATCCGGATTATTACACTTAACCATATACATCATTCCATCGCTGCTCCAATGTTCGATTATGGGTTTCTTGCCACAAAACGGGCATTGTTTCAAATCTTCACTCATTCTCCATCATCTCTACTTCTTGATAACTTCAACTCTATTCCATCAATATTCCCCGCAAGTTTGTTCTGGCAGTGACATAAAAGCGTATCCAGCTCCTTAACGTCTGTTATCTTTGCCACTCTTATGTAGTCAATCACTCTATTCACGCTTTCCATTCTGTACTTGACTATCATTTTGTTATACGCGGTTCTTATGCTTTCAATTTCCTGCTCATGATGTCTGATCTCCGCTAATTTAGCCTTGCAAAAATTATAGTCGCTTAAAAGCTTTTCTTTTTTGTGTTCCGCAATTTCTTCTATGGTGTAACCTTTTATTTCACTCATTCTTCATCGCTCCTGTCTTTCGGTGGCTCTGGGATTTGTCTCCAGTACATTACCGTTTCGTATCCTATTTCTTCATTGGTTTCAAATTCGGTATCTATAAACCCAAGCGATACCGGATCGTAAATATCTTTATAAAATCCGAAACCCACCTCTTCTTCAAACTGGCACATCATAGGTACGTCCTCAATGTGGTTTTCAACGAGGCACATATAAAATCTACAATCGCCGTCATCCGGGAGGCGATCAGTTACAGAGATCCATTTATCCACAACCTTTGTTTGAAATTCTTTTACCGTACCGATTGCGCGGTACTGTTGAATTTCTTCCAGCGCCTTGACCGCCATTTCCAGATCTTCCATTCCGCATTCCCCGGCTACATGCTCCGCCGTATGCATCCGGTACTTGATTTTTTCAATTGCTTCATTCTCTGTCATGTCTATCCCTCCTAATCTGCCATTACCGGCAAAGCAAACGCCCACAGGCACCACGCCGATCCCGTGATCTTGATTCCGGCGATAACCGCAATGCTAACGGCAATCCACTTCACCGCTTTTTCAAAGCTCGATTTTCTGTTCTTGCGCTTCTCCCGGCATATATCGTAGCTCGGGCACTCCATGCAGCAATATGTTTTTCCAAGTTTGCATTCTTTTTCGCAACTCATTATTTTCCCTGCTCCCTCCTGTACCTTAACTGATACGGCACCTCTCTGAATCTCTTAAGCGCGTCGCCGCTCACATGCTTGCTTGGGCGTGTCATCTTCTCGCTGATCTCCGCCACGCGCCTGCGGCGCTCCTTGCTGTCTCTATGCATTTACCTCGCCCCCTCCCGATCGTAACGGGCACCACCGCGGCGACGTTTTAACCACCGGCAAAATCTCCCGCTCCGCTTTCTTGCAAAAACTCATGGGATCGAACCGTTCTCTCTGGATTTTTCCGCAATGCTTACACTCCGCGCAGATATGTACCGGCTCATAACCGTCATTTTCTGTGACGTACCGGAGACCGTTTTTATTCACGTAATACACCAAGCCGCTGTATTCGCACCCGCCGTTCAGCGCCGGGCGTATGATCTCATCGTAAATCTGTCTGATCGTCTTGCCTGCTTCAAGCGCTGCCACAATATCCTCTCGATACGGGTCATACATGCTCGTTCTTTTTCTTCTATCCATTTCATCCTCCCTGTGGTGTCGAATTAAGCAACTCCGCTTCCAACGCATCGTAATCGTAGTCCCGTTGGCTGAAATTATTGAACTTATTCCCACTGGTATTCTTGGGTTTGGGGGCTGTGCCTGCCCGCGCCCAGTTCCTAACTGCAGCCTTCCAGTCTCTCATTTTGTTTTTACCAACCATCCACCCGTTAGAAGTGTAATAGTCAAGAAATCTCTCCACATCAAAGCCGCTATATCCCTTTTCTGCACAATACTCTGCTACGTTCTGACGAGTGGGCGGGGAAAAGCGCATGCTTTTCTCTTTACTCTCTTTTTCAATAACAGGTACAGTATCAGTAACAGGAACAGTATCAGGGTTATTTTGCTTTTCAGAAAAACCATTTGCTTTTTTTGCTTTCTCTTGCTTTTCAGAAAAACCATTTGCTTTTGGTCTGCCGCCAAGTTTACCGGCTTCCCTGCGTTTCTCAACCTTTTCCATGTATGCTGCACTGTCTCGATCCATCCGCTCACGGATAAAGCTAAAAGCCATATCTGCCGCCGCATCCAGATCAAGCACCGGTTCCCCGGCGGCATAACACAGGATAGCGGTAAACAATTCGCCCCGCTGTTCCATGCTCATTTTCTGAATGTGCCGCAAATACTCTGTATATAGGACAAAACTGCTCTTTCCATCTGCCAAGCGAT